AGGACTAAAAATACAAAAACTCTTTGAAATCCTTTTTTTTGATAATTAGATAATTCATTCTTAAATTCACCTTTTTTAGCTTTAGCTATGGGTGCTAGTATTAAAATTTTTGTTCCTAATTTTTTTTTGGGGTAGTATCATGCAGCAGCAGGTCAAGGGTCCTCCCCCTTAGGTATTCTTAGTGTAATCTTAGTGTGTTCTTAAGTATGGAGTCAGAATTACGGGTGTATTCTTTCTCCTATAGTGGTCCCTAATAGAAATCTTTAAGGAAACCTTCGTTAGATACGTTGCTATTTCTTATTTGTTGAGGGGTCATACCCATAGCAGTTTGAGATATGGTGTTATTAAACATAGAGTTCCAGTTATCTGTATGTATAGATAGTAATTCTTCTTTTCTTTTAGAGATATTTAGGTCTTCATTTTGAGCCATGTACTCTGTCCAGTAAGCAACTGCACCTGCAAGGGAGTCAACAAGGTCATCATGTACGAGAGAACCCCTGTGACGAGAGATACGAGATAGTTGATAGACAAGTTGAAGCTTAAGTCTTCTTTCTGGTGTCTCTTGAGGATTAGAACGGAAGTCTTTTTCTATCACTTTGCGGTCAATTATGAGCCTGTGAGAGTTCATTACAGGTTCTAATGTGTCGATTATACGTAGTTCTTTGGTTTTATTGTTTCTAACGTCTTCAACTTGGCAAGGGTGGAATCTCATTAGAAAGGGTTTTAACAGTTCAGCGAACATACCACCACCGAAGTTTTGTTCTACAAGTATTTGATTTATGTTATTGTCTCTAGCAATCTTACTAATCTTCTCTAAAACAGCGTCAGAATAGCCCCCAGAGAGTCCTAAACACTCTGTGACGTATAAATTACCATTAAGCATCTTAACGCAGCTTATAGCGGTCTGGTCCTTGCCCTTTCCTGAGGGGTCCACGAACATAACTGACCCTGTATATTCTATGAAGTCTCCAAATTCTTGGGCTGGTCGGTAGAATCTATCACCATTGAACCCTACACATTGCAGATCGGTGATGACATATTCGGGATTATTAGACCAGATTATTTTTTCTGGTGCAAATTCTTTATTTACAGAAGCGATTACTAGGTCGTTTATTTTTAAAGGGTATCTATCTTGGTCAGATAGGGTTGTATCTAGTTGAAACTGTAGATTGAAGCCAGAACGACCATAGGAAGCTTCACGTTCCATCAAATCTTGTGCTGAGAACCTTATAGGGTCTACAGGGTCATTAGGCTTTACAAGTCCTTCTAGAAGCCTTTTGTTGATAATAGGAGCAAGTCTATCTCCATAGTTGTTTTTTAGTTTTGGGTAACGTGCTGTCCATATTCTTGTTTCATATCCTCTTTCTTCTAGAGTAAGGTACACAGAGTTTTCTACTTGTGGTGTACCAAGAAAGGTAATCTTTCCATTTGGTTTTAAAATCGCTTCAAATTCTTTTACAGCTTCACTAAGTTTGTCTCTCATGGGCTGTGTATAGGAGTTGTTAGGAACTTCTACGTCATCAGCAATCACTTCATCTGCTCTAGCTCCTGACATCTGCCCTAAGACACCCCTAGAAGAGCATGAGGGAGCATGATCGGCCTGTGCAGGTTTTACATCAAAACTAACCTTACTGTTTCTCTGGTCATCTCTAGGTATCAAATCAGCAAGTATTGGCATCTCATTGATAAGACGCATGGTAAATGTAGTAAAGTTATCGGCTCTATCTTTACTTGCAGATACGACCAAGAATTTTAGCTGTGGATTCATACGAAGTTTCCACACTACATAAGTAGATGTAATCCAACTCTTACCTACACCACGAAATCCCTGTATGATTTTACGTCTTGCACCATATTGTAGATATTCAGCTATGTCTAACTGAACAGGTGTAGGATCTGGTAGGTTTAGATGTCTCCAAGTAACGATTAAGAAATATCTAAAGTCTTGTAATTTTTTTGGTAAGGGTTGCAATTATAAATCAGCTAAAGGTACAGCATCTAGGTCTGGTAAGTTCTCCATAAGTTCTTGCATTGGGTTCTTTTCTACAGGTAAGCACTCAACACCATTATCTTTTAAGAACTGTCTAGCTACGTTTAGATCCCCTGCCTTTGCTTCGCCACTTGTAATCTTATCTGTCAGTTCTTTCGCAAGAAGTAAATGTAACTTTTCTAGGATTTTAAAATTTTTATCCATGATTAGTCTTGTTTTTAATTAATATAATCACTTTTTATCTGTTTTGCCAAACAGAAGGTACTTAATTTTACCTACAAAACCTAGCTTTCTAACCTTTTTATATAGTTCCATACCTTTTTCATAGCGATATAGTTTAGTTTCTATCTCTGATATACGCATTATTGCTGAAGATAAAAGCAAATCTTGTAGTCTTGTGTATTTAACAAGGTCTAAACAATATGCCCTTACAGCTTCATCAGGCATTTGTTCTGTTTCACGTTGCTTAACTTCAATTTCGAACTCGATTTCTGGTGGTGGATTGCCAACAAGGATTTTAAAAAATTCTTTGTGGTTCATATCAGTTCAATTTTGGGAATAGTTGTTGCTCCAACATATCAACAGCACGATCATCAAGCGTGTTGGTGGTTTGTTTACAAATTGCTCTAAGCAAATCGACTACTAATCTCTTTACAGCAGTTGTAGTAAAGAACTTTAGTAGTATTGGTTTTAAGATTTTTAGCATAATAATCTTGTGTTACTTTTCAAACATAGCTAACTTGCTAGTATTAGACAAGAGTTTGCACTTCTATGGCAGAACAACCTAAACAAGAAAAGAAAAGCGTATGGTTTAAATTACAAGAGGCTGTGCCTGATCGAGAAGAACAATTTGAATTTGTATCACTTTTAGTTCGACTTATTTTGTTGGGGTGGGCTACAGCAATGTTAAGCCTTTCATACTTGGATTTGTCTAAATTAGGAATACCACAACAAAAAATTGATCCCACATTTATAGCTTCAGTTTTTGTAGGTCTTGCAAGTAGTTTTGGTGCTTCAATAACTCAAAAAGGCAAGGAAAACGGAGCAAAAGGAGCTAAAAGTACAAAAGCTGAGTTACAAGAATTGTTAGGTAGTACACAGTTAGTTAGAATAGATACACCTATAAAGTTAATAGTAGATCCCGACAATACGAAAAAATGAAAAAACTATTACTACTAAGTTTGTTTTTAGTTGCACCTTGTTACGCAAACGGAGTACCAACTTGGAGTACTGGCTCTAGCAACCGCACAGAGAATACTACTCAGACAATAACCAGATCAATAGTTACTCAGAAATATGGGTCTGCTCTGGAAACTTGGGAAGCTTCAAATATTGCTGTTACAAGTGCTTCTAGCGGAGGAATAACAGCCACAGATGCAATTTTCACTCCTAATACTGCTACTGATGATTGGTCATTAAGTGTGACTACTAGAGCATCAGGAACCAAAATAGAAGAAATTACACAGAATGATACGATTACGACTACTAGCGTTATCACTTCTTTGTCTGTCTTTAGTCAGTAATAAAGCAAGAGCCGAAGGCGATACAAACGTACAGGCACAACCAAATGCGATTGGTAATTCTAGTATTATCAATCAGAATATGAATGTTAATAATGGAATGACAGGTAAGTTACAGTTTGGAAATTTAGTATGTAGCCAACCAACTATGGCATTTACACCTTTCTATACAGGTAATGATGCAAGAAACCCTAATCCAGAAGGTGCTACATATAGCGTTAACCAAGGTTGGGGTTTTCAGATGAGTTTTATGATACCGCTAGGAACTAATAATGATACGTGTTCTGAATTAGCAAAAGTAAAGCTAGACCTAGCCAAAGAAGAACTAGACAAGCAAGTCCATGATAAGCAGCTAGTTCGTATTTTGAAGTGCGGACAGCTTCACGCATCAGGCTACATGATAAACCCTGCTTCTAAGTTCGCATACATCTGCAATGATGTAATCAATATACGAAGTTATGTAAAAGCTAACTCTGAAAAATTTAAGTAGCTAGTTTAGACACCACATAGTACAGGTATGTGAACTCTAGCTACCTTTGTTATTATCCATCTTTTCTTTTACACTTGCGACTTCTTTTTTAAGAACTTTAGTAAAGATTTTCTTAAATGTTTTCTTGATAAAAGCTAATACTGATTGCATAGCTATACCACCAACCACACTAGCAACTGACGCTGTACCTGCTGCTATTACACTAGAAGCAATAACTTCTGGTGCAGGTATAGGCATTTCACCATAAAAAGGTATAGTAAAGGTAGCTATAGCTTCTTCACTTGATAAAGTTTCTTTGGTTTCTGGCAGGTTTTTCGGTATTGATTCTGGTGTTACTTGCAACCCTTCCTCCGTTGCAGATTCTTTTTCTTCTTCGACAGAAGCTTCCTGACCTCCCAAACCCGACTCTACCTGTTCCAGACTTGGAAGAAGAACTGGATCTAGATATGGAATCTCTGCCACAGGTGGATAAAAAATTGTTTTAGGTGGTACAAGAATATAATCTGTATCAGGCAGATTAATTTCTGGTATGTCCACTTAAGTTTTCATAATAAAACAAAGTGCATAGAAAGGAGGTATTATATCAGCAGTATGTGTGTGGTCAGTTTTTTGAACCCCTAATTGGTATTGGTTAACTGCTGTCCATATATATGCACCACCAGCAGAGTTACCTATACTTGTTGTAGTTGAATTTGAACCACCTGTTTGTAATAATGATCCGGTTACATTAGTTTTTGCAGTACCGCTATCATCTTGTTTTGCACCAACTATAAATTTATCTCTTAAATCTGGAGTACTATTATTTCCATCACATAATACCCACCCACTAGGAATAGATGCAACTGTACTATTCCACATAATAATCATGCCAGTTACAAATGAAGATGGTATTGATATTGTTTCAAATGTAGGATCTGCTCCGTTGTTTGCACGAAGAAACTTACCATCATTTGATGATGTGCCATGTTCTAGTTTGGCTAAAGATATAGAATTATCTGCAAGTTTAGATCCAGCTATATCTGCTGTTGCTGTAATGTGACTATTATCAATTTCTGCTGCTATCTTTACTCCTGTAACTGCGTCATTAGCAATTTTAGCTGTTGTAACTGAATTGTTTTCTAAACTTATTTTAGCTGTGTTCGCTGCTATAGCTGTGTTAATCGAGTTGGCTAACTTATCTGCTGTTACCGCATCATCAGCTAATTTAGATTCAGTTATACTTCCATCTGCTACAGCACCAGCAATTTTTAATTGACCAGCCATACTGCTATGACTACTGCATTGGTAGTACAACAAATCAGGTGCATCATGCGGTACTGTAAATACTATCTCCGTACCACCTGCACCACCATTATTTGTTACTCCTGTGTTGTAAGCGTCATTTGTACCACCATTAGCAATACTGGTTTTTATATAGAAAGGGTGTGCGCCACTACTATTTCTGTTTTCAAAAACATAAGTATGACCTCTGCTAAGAGTTAACGTAGGGTCATTTACTGCACCTGTAAGACCTTTACCTGTAAATGTATAGTGATCTGTACCACTAGCACCTAAGACATATCTTAGTGTGTCCTCTATAAGTCTTGATGAAACTTGTGTTAAAGGCATTACGCTGCTACCTCCTTTGCTGTAATAAAGGTAGGAAGAGAAACAAAATTATTATAGTTATCTGAGTTTCCACCTCCGATACAAGCGGGTGTACCTTGTACTACATAAATTCTTAACTTATATTCAACTGCATCTGTTGTGTTAGGACTGTCAAGAAATTCACAACCAAAGTGTCTTGATACATTATGACTTAAACCTCCACCACTTCTTAAAGTTGCGTTCATTGTTGCTCTAGTTGTGCTACCTCGACTATCACCAATAGCTATATCTCCATTAACACTTCCACTACCAATAGTTCTTGCTAAAAATAAAGAAGCAAAAGAATCATTGTTACCATTACCATATTCTCCAAAACAACTTACGAGTATTTTATTAGAGCTTGAAGATGGTGTGATAGTAACACTAACACCAGTAACATCTACAACTGATCCCGTAGTCGTTGTTGAAAAAAAACTTGTTTTAACTGTTTGTTTAACTTGAAGAATTTTACCAACACCTCCGTTTGGAAATGAAGGTTTACCTGCACTATCTATTGTCATAGCATCACTAGATGCTGCGGTGCTTCTTATTGCGTTGGTAACTAATCTACTCATGGTTTAGGATATTTGTCCTTTGTAGCTTTGATTGCAGTAGCCCAAGTGCCTGTTGCATCTAACTTACCAGCCAACATATCTTTGTAAATCATATCTAACTGATCTCCTATTGTTGGATAAATAGCTATAAATGTACCATCAGCACCAGTTCTTTTTAACTTGTATGCTACAAGTGCTGCTGCGTCATCTAACGCTTTTCTAGCTGCTGCCACTTTTGCATCATCAATACTAATTTTTGATCCGTCTGCTGCGAAAGCACCAGCAGAATCATCTATAGAAACAACAGGTTTTGCTTCTGATTTGTAAGCTTCGTAAATAGCTTCGTGATCTAAGGCCATAATAGTTTTTCCTTTAATTATAGTAGATAGCCATTACGCTGCCACCTCCATAACTACTATATTTGACACCCCTTTGTAGTGTGTCTGTCCTGTGTTACCACTTCCAGCAGCGTTTACAAAAATTGTACCTGCACCATTTTCAGCACCTACTTGAAGTTTATAAGTGTATGTACCTGCACTAAGATTTTCGTCTAAAAAACAACCAGAAACAGGTGTAGCTTGTGAAGTTTGTTGCACCGCCAAAGACGGAAAAATAGCTTGCTCTGTGCTTGAACCATCAGCAGCAGCATCATTAATTACTGTTGAACCTCGCACTAATCTAAAAGAACCTCTTTGGTTAACATCTCCACCAGTACTTAAACTACTCTGAAAAAGTATTAATACGTCATTTGAACCTGAACCAGTAAGTGTTATTGAAACACTTAAACCAGTAATATCGGAAAAGTTACCACTTGAAGCTGAAACACTAAATCCGTTATCTTTATGGACACTTTTAACTTGAAGAATTTTACCTACAGACGAGTTAGTAGTAAGAATAGTTCCATCACCATCACTAGGTAACTTAAGAGTACGATCAGATGCAGGGTTACTATCGGGTGCAGCTATTATTACACCATTACCACCGCTATGTAATAACTTAATCTGACTCATGCTGCTACCTCCTCAACTGTAATGCTTGAAGCTGCTCTAACTCGATCATCAGAGTCATTATCTTCATAAGATCTGTTTAACCAACAATTATCACCAGACCCACCAAAAGTATGACACCATTGGACTTTATATGTAGTTGCAGAGGTAGTAGAAGGTGAATCTAAAAATATTGCTGTTTCAGATTGCATATCATATCTAGCTTGATCCATTAAACGCATACTACCTGTTCCTTGTGTTCTATTACTAGCGGAGTCACCTATGTAAATTGCAGTACTATCTCTCATTAACCTATAAGCTACATTCCTATTTTGGTTAGCACTAAGACGCATATCAACTATAACTAAAATTTTATTGCTGCTTGAAGAAGGTGTAATTGATACACTCATTCCAGATATATCTACAAAACTATTAAGAGAAGTTGTGCTTGTTGTATCTGTTTTGATTGTCTGTTTTACTTGAAGAATTTTACCACCAACACCACTTGCTAAATCCGCAGCTTGTATTATTCCATCTGGCAAACCACCTGCCGATATACCTGTTATTGTTCCTGACCCATTTAATACTATTGGCATAATTTTTACCCCCTAGACAATAACATAGCGTGAACCTGACGGAATGTTAACAGTTACATTATTAGCTATTGTGATAGGACCAGCACTAATTCCTGACTTACCTGAAGTCATAGTGTAATTATTTGAAATTGTTTGCGAGTTTTCTGTAACGCAACCATCTGCTTTTTGTGATGAAACTCCTGTTAAAGCAGATCCATCAATAGCTGGTAATGCACCTTGTAAATTAGCTGCTGTTAAATTAGTTAAATTGTTAGCACTAAGAGCTGGTAATGCACCAGTAATATTTGCAGCAGGAATATTAGTTAAATTAGCTGCTGAAATAGCAGGTAAAGTTCCTGTAATATTAGCTGCTGGTAAATTAGTTAGGTTTGCTCCTGATACTGCTGGTAAAGTTGCAGGGAATCTAGCATCAGGTACAGTTCCAGACGTTAAATTAGATGCACTTAAAGCGGTTAAATCTATTGTTTCAAAACTTGGGTCAGCACCATTATTAGCTCTTAAAAATTTGCCATCATTGCTAGACGTACCATGTTCTAATTTTGCAAGTGTTATAGCTTCATCTTGTATTTTTTGAGTTGATACAGAATTGTTTTGTAGGATTGCTGTTGTTACTGTGTTGTTACTTGGAGTTCCAATATTCACAGTAGAACCCATTACTACTGCGTGATAGCTTGCACCAATAGCAGGTGCAGCAGCTAACTTAACTGTACTGCCATCTAACGCAAAACCTTCTGTAGGTGTAGATGTACCAGCATTAGGTTTTTGTATTACACCTTCTATAATTAATAATATTTGTTGCACGTTTGTAGGTGCATCACTAATGGTAAAATTTTGTGTACTGCCATCAAACGCAGGGCTAAGTGTAGATATAAAAAAGTTACCTATACTTTGTACTTCTTCCCAAGCACTATTTGTGCCGTTATATACAAGCATTTTACCTGTGCTTGTATTAAAGAATAAATCTCCGTTATCTAAGCTAGTTGTTGGATTACTAGAACCAACTCTATACCTGTTAGCAAAATCATTTATATCTCCACTAAGACTTACAAGGTCATCTTCTTTTAAAGTTGCTTTGTGGTATGTATAGTTTTGACCTGCACCTGTAGAAACAACAAGAAATCTAATACCTGCTGCAACACTAGCTCCACGAAAGTTTGTAGCAATACCAGATATATTTACTGTTGTACCACCTACTGTCGTACCAGATGCAGTTCCATCAGATGCTACTGCCATACCACCTGCATCTGCAATACTTATAACCACACCTGACGCTGGTTGTGTATTAGGAAAAGAGTTTTCATTTGCTATTGCTTCTAAACCACCAATAGGTGCTAACTGTGCAGCTACATAATCTACGATTGCACCACTTGTAGGAAACTTAGTATCGTCATCAGTTATAGTTGTTGCCTTCTGTAAACCATCTAACTGGTTAAGGTCTGCTATATCAGATGTCAAAGCTGTACTGTCAGCTAATTTAGAAGCTGTACCAGATTGCATACCTGCTAAAGTTTTTAGTTCTGCATCTGCAATTTTGGCATTTGTCACAGCGTCATCTACCAGTTCACTTGTATCAACTGAGTTTGCTGCAAGATGACTAGCATCAAGAGGACTACCTGCTATAAGACTTTTAATTTCTGATACTGTTTGATCTGCTGTAGCACCTGCTTCTATTCCATTTAACTTACTGTGGTCATTGTCAGTAAACACATTGCTATCACTAGCTGCTTCTACTGCTGCTCTTATCTCTGCATTGGTTTGATCTCCTGTAGCACCTGCTTCTATGCCATTTAATTTTGATAGTAAAGCATCAGTAAATGCGTTTGTATCAGAATTATTTTCATAAGCAGTTTTTATTTCTGCATCTGTTTGATCTGCTGTAGCACCTTCTTCAATACCACCTAATTTATCTGTAATTTCTTGTTGAGCAAATAATATTTGGTCGCTATTATTATCAAGGTCTGTTTCTGTTAAAACACTACCATCAGCAAAGTCTACTTTCTTTGCACTTATATTTGTATCTCTCTGAAATTTTATATTAGCAGTACCAGAAGGAGGTATATTACCAGAAGTAAAAGTAACTGATGAACCACTAATATTGTAGTGTGTGCCTAGTGTTTTAAGAACACCACCAACTGTTACATCAACTTCTGTATTTTCTAAGAAAGAAAAAGATATAGCAAAAGTGGCTGTACTACCATTTCCATTATGGGTTTGTGAGGTAGCTGTTGTGTTAGTAGCCATAGTTTAAAAGAATCCTAAATTAAGGTCATTCATTTGTTGTTTTAATTTCTCATAATAATCTTTTTTTAGATTATCTTTTGCTTTGATTCTATCAGAAAATCCTTTCTCGCCCATATACTTATTAGTATATTCAATAATCCCTTTTGTAATAAAACTATTATTAATAGTATTCATTTCTGTAAATATAAAGTCTGCTGAAGTTTGTCCTTCTCTTGATTTTAAACCATATTGTTCAATCATACCTTCGTGATATTTAAAAAATTTACTATCTATAAAATCATTAATAGCATCATTTAGAGTTAAATTTTTACCAGCTTTTTTAAGGGTTGTCGTATTAATAATTCGTTTTAAATTGGAATACTCAAACTTGTCTAATTTTTTTGGTACAAAATTCTTACTACCAACACCTTTAAATTTTGATCCTCTTATAACTTCTGGTGGTTCTGGTAATAATCTTCCTATTAACTTTGTAGCCATATAATACTTATGATTTTTACTTGAACTATGTCTGCCATTTGATATTAAATCAAGACCATCTTTTTGAGGATAAGTTATGACTTCTCCTGTAACGTGTTCAACTTGTGCTGGTAATAATCCACCAACATTATTAGGTACATATTCTTTTGCTTTGCTAAGAATATTATCTAATGCTTGATATGCAGTTTCAGCCCTATTGAAGTCTTCATCACTAAAATCAAAACTACCATCTTCAAGAGTTGGTTCGTAAGCTGTATCACCTGCTCTTGTTTTTGTATCAGGTTTCATAAACCATTTAAGTTGGCTATAGTCACCTTTTGATTCTGCTAATTGTCTTGCTTCTTCTTCAGTAAATCCTAGTTCTGTTAAAAGATCTGCTGGAAAGCGGTGTAATCTACTTAAGAAACTTGAATATGGTATTGATCTACCTGCACCTTGTCTTCCTATATAATCTAAAAGTTTTTTCTTTCTATAATCTACACCATCTTCGGGATCTTCATTTTTTCCAATTTCGGGTACTGCTGAAAATAACTTAATTGTTTCATCAATCTGTTGAGTATAACTTCTGTTAAATACGTTTCTACCAATAGTTGCAGCAAAACCAGTACAAAAATCTCCAAATTCCTTATCTTTAACAAAAGGACCACATTCAGCAAAATCAGCAAAAATTCGTACAAAAGAAACTATTGGATCAGGTAAATTTTCATAAGTTTTATATGTATAAACTGGTTGACCATTCTTATAGATTGGTTCACCATCTTCGTCATATTGTAAAAAATATCTGCTGTATGGCCTCCAACCATCTTTATACATAGAGATCCACATGGCAGCACCTTCTTTTGTTCTAAAATTAGGACCACCACCTGTTATACCAAACTTCTTTGGTTCGCTATCTAAATCATAATCAGGAAATAAATGATCTTTAAATGTAGCACCTGCAAGAATCATGCCAAAAGCATATCCCATTCTTATTTGACCTATTGCATTTGCTCTTACTAAAGGATCAGGACTCATTAAATCTGCTTTTATTTCTGGTAAGAAAAAAGCATTTAAAGGATTTATATTTTGATATTTACCACCAAAGAAAGGAACTTGATTTGGTAATCTACGAACTACAGGAGTATTTATAACAGGAGTATATCTCATAACTTCTTTAATAATATTTGTAGGAGTTCTTGTAAATGTAAAGAAAAATCTAGCTACAGGATTTTGTACTGATAAATTATTAACCCAAGAAGCACCTTTACCAAAAATATCTTCTGTTCTTATATCTTGAGTAAAAGTAATTTGTTTACCAAATTCTTTTGATTGCATTAATATTCTTTGTGTTACTGGATCAGGAGTAAAAACTTGTTGACCATCTACTGTTTCTATTCTGCCTACATCACCTTTTGAATTTTTTAAAAAATAACTAATAATACCATCAACATGACCTTTAATATATTTGTTTAGTTCATCTCCTGATTTACCTAATTTAGCACCTTCTATAGTGGCTTCATACGTTGCTGCTGCTATGATGTTTGGTGCTTGTACTAAAGCATCTGTAGCTGTCATTAAACGACTAGGTAGTCTTATAAACTTTCCAAACTTGTCATAAGCTTTTAAAGGAAAGAAATTACTGTCAGAAGAAATCATATATCTTTGACTTGTTTCTCCTTTAATATTTCCTAAATTAATAAAATTATCTTCCATATCCCAAGACCTTTTCCATGTTTGCAAAGCAAAATCAAAGTTTTGGAATAGTGCAAATAGATGTTTTTTAGCTGCTGTAAGCTCTAAATCATTTGAAGCACCACTAAAATTATTAAAAGCTTTTAAAAATGTTTGTGCGATACCAGAATATAAATTAATTTTTTGTGTAGTAGGACTTGAAAGTAAAGCGTTGATACCAATTTCATTGTATGTTCTGGCAACTTTATCAACAAACTTGCCAACCTGTATTGCATCTGTATTTTTTATAGCAACCATTTTTTCTACACTACCTGCTGCTCCATCTAGATCAGTTGTCAATTTAACTAATTCAGAATAATCATCTGTTTCTGTTGCTTGTTTTAAAGCATCTTTTAAATCTGTTCTAAGTTTTTCATTCTGTAAAAGACTTTCATTTATATCCATTTCTATGTCAGGTTGTTTTGCTGTCAAAGCCGACTTTTCTGCTGCTGTAAGATTCATTACTTCATCAACAGTTTTACCTTCAATACCAGACTCAGGCTTCATACCAAAAGATTTTAATGTTCTAGCAGTTTGTGTTCTAAGTGGTATGCCAAGTTTTAACCATTCTTCTACACCTAATAATGATTCTGTTAGTTCATCTATAGATTGATCTATTAATCCTGTATCTTTTGTCTTTATTGCATCTATTAACTTTTTATTTACATTGGCAACTTCCTCTGTTTGTAATGTAATCGTTTGAGCTATTGCATAGTTTAAAGAATCACTAGGAACTAAGTTATACAACTTTGAATATGCTTGACCATATTCCTTAATAAATTTTGTATTTTTTAATTTTATAACCCCATCATCAAACATACCTAAACCTTCTAATTTAGTTTGTTGTTGACTTTTTGAACCAGTAAAAACATCAGCATCTTTCAAAACTTTTACCATTTCCTGTATAGTCTTTTGTTGTTTTGGTTTTAAACTTTTTATAAAAGAAATTTGTTGTGGGTTTTTAGATACATCTCCTAAATCTTGTTTTTTACTATCTAATTTATTTAATGAAGTTTTTACTCCACCTGCATATTTAGCATCTGCTGGCACTTCAATAGTCAAACCTTTAGTATTACTAGGTGATGCAGTAGCACTACCAGTTTTTTCAGTAACAATACCTTTGATTTTTTTATGTATATTTGCACCATGTAGTCTTATTTCTTTTTCTGTAAAGCCTTGTGATATAAAAGCTTGCAGCATTTCTTGTTCTTTTTGTGGTGGATTTTTTTTACCAAGTCTTAAAGACCAAGCAAGCTTATCAAAATCAGATTCAAAAACTATTGAAGCACTACCATAATTAGGCTTAGTTCTTTTAAACTGATTAGGCATTACAAAAGTTCTTTCAACAGTTTGTTTTTGTTGCCCTACATTTACACCTTTACTTTCTAAATCTACTTGTTGTTTTTTTCCTACTTGATCTAAATTGTTTACAGCTTCATCAATAATCTTTTTATCTTTTTTAGTTAAAATCTTGTCTGCTTCTAGTGGTGTTTTATCTTTAATTTTTTTAAATACACCACCTAATCCATCTATAGAACCTTTAAAAGCAGTACCAAAAGCACCACCTAAACCTATACTTGCTAAATATTCATTACGACTTACATCATCTCCTAATATATCTCTGATAAAAGTTTCTCCTGTAGCAAAACCAGCACCTTGTAAAGCAGCTTTTCTTAATCCTCCTTTTCCTATTTTTGCTGTTGAACCAGCAGGTACTATTTGAAGTAAACCAGCAGCAACAGCTTCAGCTTGACTAATTTCTTTTACTCCTCTTAATTTTTGTGCTTGTATATTTGTGTAATATCCAACAGCAAATTGACCACCACCATAAGCTGCGATACCAAAAGGACCAAGCGTTAACAAAGGTGCAAGTGCAGCATCAGCACCAAGACCTACACCTACTTCAAGACCAAGACCTTTAGCTAGTCCTTTTAAGTTTTCTTTGTTATCTGCTGGTTCTGTTAAGCTACTAAATGCTTTTCTGGTTTTATTAAACTCTTCACTACTAAAATCTATTCCATCAGTTTCATTTAGATAGAAATTATTGATAGTTTCATCTGCATTATATACAGTATCAAAATCTATAAAGCTTTGATCTTCTTGAAATATGTTTTTAGGTTTGTATTGATTATTGACAACAGGTGGTTCTTCCATGTTATTTAACTGGTTAGAAATAGCTGAGTCTGTCATCTTTAAAATAATGGAGGATTACGTTTTGCATCTCTGATTATTTGCATAATCTTCTTAGCATAATCAGGATCAGTTGCAAAGACATTTGCTTGTAGCAACTTGGCTGCTTTTTCAGCAGTATCTACATTAACAGTACCCTTTCTTCCCATAAAGTCATCATTCCATTCTCTCTTATATTGAATCATCATATCTTGTAAACTATTAAAGTTTTTAAAATTATCTTGTATAGAAACAACTTCGCCATTTTCATTTTCCGTAGTATTTTGTAAGGTTGATTCACCTCTATCAGTTTCATCTTGTGTAGCTTTCAGACCTAAATAATTATTTGTAGCAGAAGGTGTTGCACCACCACTTGTTTCTAGCATTACTTGTGCTGCTGTTACTTCTGGAAACTTATGCCCTGCATCTTTCGCTAGTTTGTAAAAAACAGGAAAGTTAGCTTCAAATCTTTTTACACCACTTGGTTCTTCTGTACCTACTATTTTTATTGTCTCTTTTTCTTGTTCATCAACAGGAGCCATAGCAAGTAAACTGCCATCTGTAGCTCCTAAAGAATTAACTACATCACTTACTATTCTTTGTCCACTTTGAATTATGTTATCTGATATATTTTCTGATAGTTTTTTATTCATGTTTAAAAACGGATCTTCAACGTCAGAAAAAGTATTAGTGTTTTCATCTTGTCTATTATTGTTTCTAAGTTGAAATTCGCCTGTTTCTTTGTTTCTTTGATATATACCCCCTGCCATACCTTGTATATCGTTTTCTGGATTATTAAAAGTATATGTTTCATTAACTATTTCTACTAATTGACCTTTATAAAAACTTTTTAAATCATTTACTATTTTTGTTTTTTGTCTTTCATCTATATCCATATCAGTTATTACATCATTTATCTGTTGTTTAAAAAATCCATCTAAATCATATTTACGTTGTGCAGCTACATTACTCATTTCAAATGTTTGTGTAAGTGGATTTTTAAACGAAGAAACAACTCTATCTCCATATTTAATAAGTGCCTTAATTTCTGGGTATTGATCTATAACGCTTTTGCCTGATTGGTTTTTTATTAAATTATCTAACTCTTTATATTTTGTTTGATCTTCTTTTGTGGCAGACGTTCCAAGTGCTGACATAAAATTTATTAAATCTTGTCTTGCTCCAATCTTATTGCCTTCATATTCTCCATTAACCCAATCATTTCTAAAGTTTTGCCACCAGCCATC